CCTGCTGCTTTTAACCCAGATGAAAAAGATTCAGCTAAGGTTCCTAAAGTTCCTGTTTTTTCTTCTATTTCTTTTTCCTGTTCAATTACTTTTTCTAAAGTATCTGCAATACCTTGGAATAAACCATTTTGATCTTCTAATAAACCATTTACATTTTGAAGTGCTATATATTCTTTAGAAGTTTCATCATTGATATTTTCATGATTACTTAAAAGCCTTTGGGCTTCCTCTAGATTTTTCTTTTCAGCTATTGCTTTTTCTTGAAGTTTTTGTAAATCTGAGGAATTAGCTTTTGATATATCATCTTGAATATCTTTAACTTTACCTATTACATCAGTTAGCTTACCAACTGCTTTTTTAGTAAGATCAAACCCTTGTTTTCCTTTTTTTATTTCATCTGTAATTGAATTTAATCCTGAAAATAAATCATTTACTTCTTTTTGTACATTTCTAAAAGAACCAAATAATAATTCATTTTCTTTTCGAGCACCTTCTAACTCTAGTTTTATCAGTTTAAAATCATCAAAACCCGCTGTATCGAAATCTACACTAATAGGTTTTTTACCTATTTCTTCATAAATTTTGTTAATTTCTTGAAGATCTTTTTTAAGTTGGAGTATTATTTTAGGGTCTAATGCCATAAATATTTAATTATGTTTTGTTATAAATATTAAAGGACGTCATTTTTTTGACGTCCTTGTAACATAATTAGGGGGTGATATTTGTTTACTGGGGATTTTACTTTTATTAGGGTTTGCTATATCAATTTGAGTAGTATTATTATTTGAAGACTTTACACCCTTGTAAGTATCTGATTCTTTTTGTTTGTTTTCAACAATTGATCTATAAGTAAATTTCCTTAACCATATAGGCATTTCATATATAGTATACCAATCATATCCACCTCCACCATAATAGACTATTTCGTGAATTTGTGTAAATAGTGCTTTTCGATATTCAGACGTCAGGCCAAAAAAAGTTAGTTGTGATCGGGATTGAAGCCTCCCCATCTTCACCGTTATCCCTTTCGTATTTAAATGTTAAATTAATATCTGGTTGTGTTTTTCTTATATGATCCCTTAATGATTTTGAATCACGAGCTAACATATAATTATCTACAAATTCTCTAATTTCTTTGTTGTTTTCGTTACCATCAAATGAAATAATCATATGTTTTAAACGTGTTGATAATTCAGGAGATGCTTTTTTGTTTATTTTTTGTAAACCTTTAATTTCTTGTCGGATTTCTTTATCATCATTTCCTGTTAAAAGTTTATATTCAATTACTACTCCTGTAGAAGGTAATTTAAAAGAAAATTTATTTACTCCCTTAGCTTCAAGATCTTTTTCCTCTAAATACTTAGATTCCATAGTAGATAAATCTACGGTTTTTTCTTTATCTAAAAAATTAAAAGTATAATCTTTACCATACCCTAAAACACGAGCAGCTATCATAACTGCATTTTTATCTCCTACTATAAGATCATTATAGTTAACTTTACTTACAATTAGAGATTTCAATAATTTATCAATAACTGTTCCGTCTTTAATATAGTTTTGGTTTGTTAAAATATCTTCTTCTTTAGCAGTCATATATTTCATTTCAATGACACCCGAAGAAAGTGGGTTAGTTTCAGGATAAATTAAACCTTTTGAAGGTAATTCTACCATTTCTGTTGGAAACTTAAATTCGCTCATATAAATTTTATTTTGTTATAACTTAATTTCGTGAATAAATATCATAAAGGAAAATTCTTTAACCTAAGTTAATTAATAATTCTTTGATTGTTTTTGTTTAATATCGAAGTTTTTATAAATTTTGTCTTCTAGTTTATCAACTCTACTATCAACAAAACGTATAATACCTTCATTTTCTCTACGTTGATTAAATTCAACTTCCTTAAGATCATTTAAAGTTCTGCTTTCTAAATTATTTATATTACTATAAATTTCATTGCAAGTTGACTTTAAATTTTCAATTTGTTTGTTTAATTCTTTAATTTTTTTACTATTCATAAACATAACCACTACTACAACAATAAATGCAATAGTACTTATACCTAAAATAAATGCTAATATTTCCATAATTTTTAAAATTTTAAAATATTAAAGAACTTTCCTTATGATATTAACACCTAAATATACAAAAAGAGCTTGGCATAGCCAAGCTCCTCTTAAAAATATATGATATAATTTTTTTAGAAATTTAATACACAATAATCCATACCAATCGTTAGATCAATATTTAGTGCTGTTCCATCATCATCCCAATTAAAATCACCGAACGAAGCGTCTTTAATAAATGCACCTTTAATAATCCACTCTGATACTACATCACCTACAGGACCTAATACATCAATTGTTAAGTCTTTTTTATAAAAATCAGAATAACCATCTCTACCAGTTACTGATTCGTGGTGTAGTCTAACCCATTCCATCACTGCTTGTGCACCTGAAGGTGTAATTGGGTCAAATAATTGCATTGTTAAATCATTCCATCTTAACTTACCTTTTACTTTACGGTAAGTGTTAATATGATTTAGTACAATTTCATCTTGTGAAAATCCCATTCCACTAACACCTTTGATTATATACGCTGGAATACCATCTACATACATGATAAACCTATTTGCCTGTTTTGGCTCAAAGGCTGTGAAAAATATTTCGTTCGGATCTAATACTGCCATTTTATTTTAATTTTCTTATTTTTTATTCAATTATAAATATTCGATTTCTAAACTTTTTATACTGGGAAAGTAGCTCCTGTTGGTAAAATGTTGAAATCTAAGTAAATAAATTCAGCTGTTTTCGTTGGTTGGATATAAATCGCACCTACTAATTGATTTCTGTCAATTACATCTGCTGTGTTATTACTATCATCCATTACTACTTTAAATGCAAACAAACCTTGACGTTGTTGAACACTTTCTAAATATGGATTTACTTGGCTTAAGAATTGATTTCTTGTAGCTGCTGTATTTTGTTCAAATACTAGATTATCTGAAATTTGGGAAATAAATCCTTTTAATTCAATCAATAATCTTCTTACATTTACTCTATCTAAAGCACTTGCTTGTGTTTGTAGTGTTTTTTGTCCAAATACTACAACTCCTCTTCCTGGGAATGTTGCTATTGGATTTACTTTACCTGTGTATAAAGTATCTCTATTAGCTTGAGTTAATTTACGTTCTGCTTGTCTTACATTTCCCATTCCACCTCTATTAATACCTGCAGGTGCAAACCATGCTTCTGATGTTCTATCATTATTGGCATAAACACCTGGTATCATTGTTGAAGCTGGAACAAATACTAATTGTCCTGAATCCGGATCAGTAACTTGAACCCATGGCCAGTAACTAGCTACATATGAACTATCTTTATCTTTCGCAGTTGATGTTGCAAGAGCTATAGTTGAACCATACCCTACAAGATCCATTACAACAATAGCATCTCCTCTATTTTCAGTATTTGAAATTAATGTATTTAATGGTGTTTTCTGATCAGCATTTTCATAAATTAAACCTGGGGCTGTAATTAAATTATATCTATAATCATCTTTATTAGCTAATAAATTAAGAGCAGTTGTATAATTATCACCTACTAATCCTTGTGTATCTGTAGCACTAATGTCACTATAATATTTCCCTGTTCCTGTTAAAATATCTCCTGTAGCTGCACCAAATGTGCCACTTTGTGCTGTTGGTATTGAAGATGTGAATGCATTTTTAGCAACACCATTATTATCAAAATAATCTGGTGTTTTTTGAGTTACTGAACTTACTCTTACAAATCTTGAACCATTTGGATAATTACCTGTTGTTTGTAAATAAACATCAGTTCCTGATCCTTGTACTGTTTGGGTTTGATCTCCAATTACTCTAGCTACATAATTTGGAGCTTTTGGATCTAATGATACATTTGTAAATGTTTCTAATACTACTTTATTTTGGTTAGTATCATCACCTCTTCTAATTAGTACACTAAATACTCCGTTTGCTAAATCAGGATTAACAATTTCCCATCTTACATTGTCTGTAGTACCACTAGGTAAAGAACCGTTAGTTCCTTCGGTGCCTGCACTATTCATTATTGTACCCTCCCCTAAAGTTTCTAATGTAAATACATTTGGAATAGATCCTGTTTGAGAAGCTACAGCAGATGAAGAAGCAGCACTGAATGAACCTGATGCTACTTTAGTTACCAATAATGAAGTACCTCCGTTTTGGAAATAGTTATAAGCTGATATACTAGTTAAGAATGAATATTCATCTGAACCACTAGTAAATGTACTACCAAAATTAGCTAAATATTCGCTATAAGTAGTAACTAGTGTAGGAATATCTACGTTACCTTTTACAGTAGGTCCTACAATTGCCGCACCAGCTTGTACTGGTTGAGAGGTGATTTGTGAAGAGTCATTTTCTCTTGCTAATACACCTGGGGAAATTAATGTTTCTGCCATTTTATGTTTATTTTATGTTTTATTATAAATATACAAAAACCATTCAAAATTTTATCCTTTCGGTAAAAATTCGCCAGACTCTAAAGAAATGGTTCCATCACCATACTTTTTCTCTAGTTCTTGAGCTATAACCTTTTCTTGTTGCTGTAACTGTTGCAAATTTGATTTAATTTGATCTTTTTGTAATTGAAGGTTCATAATTTGTATTTCTACATTACCTGCATTTATTGTAAGATCTTCAAATTGTTGTTTTAATTTTTTTATTTTACTAATTTCTTCTTGAGTTAAAACTTTTTTTTCCATGACTATAAATATTTAATTTTTATTTTAAAGTAATTTTTCTTGAATAACTACAGTAGTTTTATTATTAAACTTCTTAATAGAAGATAATTGATTTTGAGTTGTTTCAGGAACTGTATACCCATATAGTTTTAAACTAAATGTTGCTTTAACTACTCTTTCTCCACCCTGAATTAGTTCTATGGGTGTAGCAAAAGAATCAATCATAGATTTAAATTTAAATTTTTCAGGATCACCCCAATAGCTATCAGAAGCGTAATTAAATGCTTCTATTAATTTATTTAATTGTTCTACATAATAAGTTGATATAATAAAATCATATGTGATAGTAACATAATCTGGAACTACTACAGCATAATATTCTTTTTGCGGTATTTTATTATTTAGAATATTAAAATTATCATATGCATTGTTTTTAGAATAAGATTTCGTAAAAACATTTATATTATTAGGAGAATTAGAATCTAGTTTATTAGTTATACTACGATTTTTTTCAATACTGTTACGTTTAAAAGTAATAAGAGGCATCATAATTTTACCTTTACTATCTCTATAGTAACCATCTTTTTGAATTTGTTTCCACTTTTCAGGAGAACCATATATTACAGGAACTTTTTGAACCACACCATTTTGTTGAACAGTTGGTTTAATAATATTTTCCATATAATAAAATAGAGCTTCATCTATTTCTTTAAATCCTAAAGAAAATGGTTTAACAGTATCACCTTTAAAAGATACTTGTTCACCCCTATTTAATTTAACAGCATCATTAGGATTACCTGCAGTTTCTCCTGTCTCAGGGTCAACATAAGGTTCATGTTGTGAAACACTAAGTTCTCTTTGTGTTTTAGGTATTGGTTTTCTTCCTCTTTCTGCCATTATAAAAATCTTTCTCTACTAATTCCCGCCTTATCAGCTGGTACATAGTGGGTTTCACAAATAA